CCTTTAGGTTGGCCATAGGTGAAATGCTGGCATAAGAGTTATTGCTAGGGCTTATGTATGGGTCAGCCGGTGCAACTACAACGCTATTAGCTAGGATTGTGCTAGGCGGGTATGCAAAAGTACTCCAGACGCCAGCATTAGCCAGGGCTGCAGCTACCGTGCTACGTAAAGTAGTTATGGCCGCTGTCATTAGCCAACCATACTTGCAGGAGAAAGATACGGAGCCAATAGGCCGCGCACGGATGCCATTAAAGTATTGCTCATCTTAAATGGGCTAGGGCTATATCCATCTACGCTAGTGCCGCCGTTTTGTGTACTAAACCGTGAAGTCCAGATATTCTCAGCTAGCATTAAAGCTGCAGCGTTAATAGCTGGGGTGTTGGCATAGGTAGCGGTTTTTGTATCGTCACCTGTCATAGTGCCATAAGGCAATACGCGCCTAAAGTTTTGGTCAGCCGCTACTTTTGCATATTGGATAAAGCTATAACCCTGTGGGAATTGCCAGTAATTAAGCTGCATATTAAATGCAGGCAAAAGATTAGCCGTACCTGTGCTAAAAGGAATCGTGCCTGTGATTGTATAAGTACCGTTAAAGGTTGAACCTGCCCCGGCAACCGTAACGGACTCGCCAACAGTAAAGATGCCTGGGTTAGCCACCATTACCGTAGCAACATTATTTACTAACGCAGTACCTACTACTGGCGCATTATCAAACCACAAAAAGCCGTTAATTAAATCTTGTGCGGCTTGGCACGTATCCTCTATCCAGGTATAAGAATCATAAAGAGTACCGACACCTAAAGATGCCTTTAATGTCACAGCGGTTACATAAGTGGCTGGCATTTTTATACTCCTTACTTACTTAGGTTTGGTAGGTCTCAAAGGGCTAAGAGACCTACCAAACTATTAGTGGGTTTTTATTATGTTAAGTTAAAGCGGCGGATACCACCGGCGATATTAACCATAGTGGCCATATAACCGTAGATAGCGATTTGTACCTGAAGATTAGATACAACGTTAACTGACATATAAGCAGTTGGTGACTCAAAAACTGTAAACGCTTCAGGCGCAATAATAAACGCTGACTCGTCAATAGTAGTTGATACAACGTTACGGTCAACAAATAGGTCTAAGCCCATAACGTTGCCCTTAGCGCTAGTAGTCGCAGCGTTGCCGCCGTTATTCATTGGGTTAGCCGCTGAATAAATTGGGCGCCCAGTTGAATCTGTAGCCCCAAGTAGCAAGCTCCATTGTGAGCTTCCTGCTAGGTAATTCTTAGCAAAATAGCTTGAGTTTGTGTAAGCAAGTGGTGCCTCTGTTGAGATGTATGAAATGATGCCAGCTGATGTAGCTGCTACAGCTGTAGCTTGTGTACCGCCGGCTGTAAGAGCTGCAATTACTGCAGCATCGGTTACCTTGAGATAGTTATTTGTTAACTCATTAGTAATCGCATCATAAAAGCCAGGGTCAGACCTTTCTAAAAGCTCAATGCTTAGTGTTTGCATACCACTATACTTGGAAATACTTGAAGTCAAATATTCTGAGACAGCATCGGTATTAGATACTGCTCCACCTTCAGCTTCAACTGTTACCGTTGGGTAAGTTGTAAACTTAGGACGGTTAATAGTCATACCGCTAGCTGGCACGGTTTGGCGGTCAACGCACTCAAAAGCTGGACGGCCAAAATTACCCTGTGTGGATACGATTGACTGTAGATATTGAGTAGGTGTAAAGCCTAAACCTGCAGAGGAGAAATCATCGGCTGCAGTAACGAAAAGGCGTGATTCTTCATCGCCTAGTGATGCTTTTACTTTACGTGCTGTGTACGCGCCCATAGACGTAATATCGTGGCGTACTCTTTGTGAGTTTAATGCACTTGGCATAATGATTTTACGAGCTGCCTCTACTGTAGGTGCAGCCTGCTCTAAGGCATCTGTTGCCTCAGGTGCGTTTTCTTCGGGGGCTGTAGTCACAGCGGCCTCGCTTTCTGTTTCGGTTTCGGTTTCGGTTGTTGTTGAGTTTATTACTGTGTTAGTTGTTGTAACTTTAGTTGATGCTGCTTCTACTGGCGTTACTGGCATATCGCCTACAGCTGCCGCAATACTTTGCACCGCAGCGCTAGAAAATGCGGCGCTCTCTACAAGTGATACCTCGCGTAAGGTAGCAGCGGTGACCAGGAGGTAGTTATCTTTAGGCTCTGATGCGGTAACTTCCACACCAACGGATAGGCCGTCCATTAACTGTTCCTGGGCTAGCAAAATTGCCGTGTCACCCGGCATACTTGAGCTAATCTTAAAGCTCGCGTATAAACCATCGCTTGTACTGTTAATACTTTTCATACGTCCTACAGGCTTTGTATTATCGTGAGACATTAAAAGTTTAATTTTATTAGGATTTTCTGCGCTAATTGAATTAGGGGCAAACACAACGCGGCCTGCACTTGTGTTCCCGACTTCGCCATAAGGAGCAATTTTGCCAGCGATAATGCGGCGCTCTCCACTATCTACAGCTTGTACTACTCCACTAAACGTTAATATCATTAGTGCCGTTCCCTCCATTAAGGCCCATTGGGCTTAGTTGTTCCATACTCTGAGCAGTTTGTAAATCTATTAAACCTAGATTAAGCATTTTCTCTATTGCATCTAAACGAGCTGCAGTATCGGCACGTAGGAAAGTCTCATCTAGGGCAAAGCGCACTACGTTACCGTGTGCAGTAATATCATCCATAGATAAGCGATTTTCAATAGCGCTAATAAACGGCTGTAATGAATAAGCTACAAACTCTTTACGGCCATCTAAGATATTTTGGTAAGTCATTGAATTATTCATATCCGCGCTTATGTAATATGCGGGTACGTTCATTAAACGCGCTACCTGTGTGGCTAAATATTGGCTAGCCTCGTTGTACATCATATCTTTAGGACTAAAGCCAATATTTTGCACGTCTAAAGTGCTAGTGAGGTAGGCCGTTGACCTGCTACTTCTCGCGGCCTTCCAAGCAGCTAAGATGCCGCTAACTTGTGCCTCAGGTAAATCTGCACCGCTGTTTTTAATTACGCTAGTAGCCATTGGTGTAGCAGCTGCAACACTTGCTGCTTTTTCAATATCTATAGCAGCTTGAATTGTACGAGCGCCTGTCTCTAGTACTCCAGGTAACAAAGACTGAAAAGTAACAAGTGAACCAATACCCGACATAGGAGCGCGGGCGCCGTTAACGCTGTAATACTTTACGGCCTCGCCTGTCTCATCTGTTGTTACTGTTACGCGAGTATTAGCTACCCACTCAAAACCGCTAGGCCGTCCATCATCTGCATACAAACTTGTAACGCGCCAATAAGCAACGCCGTAAAATAGTAATGAATCAACTGTATAAGCAATAGTTACGCTACGTGGCTGGCGCATATCAGGTTGGTCAAGCCATAGTGGAGATTCAAGCTTTACACCTGTAGATTTTTTATATAACTCTAAATCTATACTTGAGATTACGCCGGCAATTAAGTTACGGCATCTTCCTACTGCGGGTACCTGGAGCGCAGTAAATCTATCCATAAACGGCGCACCATTACCGCTTGCATAAAGGCCACCGTAGCTATAAACACCAACGCCGTAACCTTGTGACATAACGGCAGGGGCTAGCTGGGCTGTAACATCTTTTTTAGCTATGCCTAAAGTTTGCAATATACCCATAGGGCGAATTGTAGGTTATACACAAGCAAAACGTTTACTTAACCTTCGGCGTGTCTAGATGTACACCTTAGGCTGCGATATTGGCTTATCAAGATGCAACGCCAGCATCGCCATACCAATAACAGCTGCAACTGAGCCGCTAGATTTTTTACGCACCACTCTCCAGGCTGAATCGTTGCTTTTAGCTGCTACTGAGTCCATAGCTGTATTTAGAGCCGGTTGGTCACCGTGAACCACGCGCCGGTTATCTATTGCATCCTTGAAAATTGAACACGCATTATAAAACTGGGTACCGCTGCAGTCCTCCACTTTAACGCCGGCATTATGAAGCCTGTCGGCAATATGCTGGCCTGTAAACTTGTCAAAGAGGACAAGCTTAGGTAGCCACTCATCGCAATAGGTCTTTATGTCAGCTGCTATTTTTAGTTGGTCAATCGCTCGGTCAGATTCCCACGTTTTAACAAGGCTAAGGCCAATACGCCCATCCGGCATAACTGCCCCAGCTACTAAAGATGCGTGGCGGCCTGCGTGTGGCTCAATATCAAAGGCAAACATTGTGTACATACCTGGCGCCATAATAAGAGACGTATCGGCGCACTCCTCCCAGCTTCCAGGTGTCCAGGGGCTAGTGTCTGTTCCTATCCATTTGCACAATGTCTCGGTCATTACAGCTGCGTGTGTACTCGTTGCGATTATTTCCTCAATCGCCTCCTCAGAAATTAGCGTTCCTAAAGACGGGTTTGCCATAGCCCAGTTTTCTCTATTCCAAATATCACAATTATCCGGGGCGCTGTACTCGTAATAACCAACTGACTTAGGCGGCTTGCTCAGCGAGCGCTCGCGCATCTCATTTAGCACGTGGCTCTCTTTATGGCCGGCGTTGCTAGTGTAAAAGCGCTGGCTATTAGGACGTGTGAGCGTAGTTGACTTTACGGCATCTAGGGCCTCTACTCCGCACTCGCGTAACTCATCTACCCAAACACAATCGGCACTAAGTCCACGCGCTGAGTCAGTAGTAGCTGCAACTACTTTAACCTCAGCTCCATTTTCTAGGATTATGCGCTCATTACCGTTAGTGCGCTTATATGCCTTGTCTATGTTGCCACCTTTGACCTGAGCTAACAGGTGTGGGGTACGCTCGATAATACCTGCCATTATCTCTAACGACTTAGATGCCATCTGTCTCTGAGAGGACATAATCAAGATATTACGTTCACCAAAACAGAATAAGCCTGCTAGTACGCGCATCCGCATCATATGAGATTTT